TCGCGTGAGCATTGACCGAAGCGCTCCCAAGAATGGACGTGGTGTCTTGGTATACGGCCGTCGCATTGGCTGTGACGAAAGCACTCCCTTGAGGGGTAGCCTGGGCGCCGTATTGTTCTGTAACGCTCGGTGTAAAGCTGGAAGATCCTGATATTGAAGCAGCCGCACTGATAACAACAGCTTGTGTAGACAGTCCCGGTTCAACGTTACCGGGCTGACTACTCAGAGTTCCTAGTTGACCTATGAATGACATTTTCTTAGAGCGAAGTCATAGATAGAGACTCAGAAGTCCGCCGAATGATCTTCTCCCGTGACGGCCATGTTCGTCTTCTTCCCGAGCCGGTCTCGGTTGCGGATACCCACCCAATAGGACCGGAAATCCTCATAGTAGTAGGCCCCAAGAGACATCCTTACGGCGTCCAAAACAACCTTAAACGTGTCGTTGGGGATGTACTGATCCGAGAAGAGGTACCGAATGCGGAATAGTGTATGGGCTGGACGAACGAGGTCAAGAATGAGACGAGTCGCTGAATCATCGTCAAAAACATCGGGCGGGAATCCTCCACCAGAGGGCGCCGTGATGTCGATTTGGAAAGTAAACTCGTCGGAGATATCGTAACCAGCCGCACCACTTCGAACGAGAAGAAAATCTTCCGTGACCGTGACGTTGCCACTGTAGAAGAGGTCCACCACGTCAGACATCGATTTAGGAATGGACCCCTGGAAGTAGATCCGAATCAGGTTAATGAGAAACTGGCGGAAGGTCGCGTCATCCCACTGGAGGGGTGGGATTTTCCCATTGACCAACAATAAGTATCCAATTATGGAAAACAGAAAATCAGATCGAGTTTGAGCCTGCGTCGTGAGAGTGAAGTTATAGTCGGAACGAATATCTTCAAGTGCAAGCTCCATCCGGCCGATCTCAAGAGCTACCGCTTTTAGTGCATTCGTGTAATTGGGGCCTTGTGTCGCGCTGATGTAGCTCGATGGAAGCAAATTCAGTAGAGTTGTAAAAATAGTCTGAGCGCGCTGGAGCAGCCTGAGGTTGTACTCTTTCCCAGTTTGGGAGACAGTGTAATTGAGCCGAACATTGTCATAGGTAAATCTAGCCATAGGTCACACGCGCAGTTAAGAGCTATTAATTACCTGAGGCAGAACGGTACGTGACCGTGAAGGTCCCTAAAGTGAGGTACTCTATCTGAGCAGCCGGAATGTCTTGAGATCCCGTGTCACCGTAAACCAAATACGACACCGTATAGTCGTGGTTCCCAGGGTTGTCGGGTGGGGTTCCTGAGCCTAAGAGGGAAACTACGGCATGGTTGGCCGTAAGCGTCAGACGAGTTGAGGCGAGAAGGTTCGCTGGAACCCCCTGAGCGGTGAGAGTGGTGTCATCGGAATAGCCGTTGATGGTGGCTCCCTCTGAACCGATGATCCACGCCTGTCCAGGGGCTTGCCCAACGGTTACCAAGCTCGAAGCCATGGTGAGGTCAATGCCGTCTTGATAAACGCCCTTAGGAAGCGTTGGTGGGCCTCCTGAGTCAATCGTTGGGAACTCTAGGGACTCGGTCAGGATGTAAACGAGGTTTCCCCCAATGTTGAGGGAAGAGACCGCTTCATAACTGGACCCGATGTCCTCGCGTAGTCTCTGGCTCCCGTCAGCGTACCCCATGAGAGCCATTGGAAGCACGTTGTAACTGACCCCTGAAGTGCTATCAATGGCTGTGGATACGTTGGATTGGGCTACGCCTTCCCCGATGGTCTTTGTGTCAAAGACAATACTCACCGCCGTGCGAATGTTGGGGTCTACGTTTGCTTGAGCGGCTCCCGTTGCAAGCTGCACCGTAGTCTCAATGTTCACGTTGTTGTCGACACACTGTTTGGCGAGAACATCGGCCGTGACATGCCGCTGTGTATTCAGAACTTGTTGAAGTTGCTGAAGAAGATCGTTGACGACGTACACGACTGTGAAGTTCTCATCGTGAACGTAATCCACCGAAACAGTAGCTCCGTTTGGAATCGTTGAGGTCGGGGTGCGAACAATTGAGATAGGCGTTGTGGGTGTTCCGGTGATAATAATGTAGTCAGGCTCCGAAGTTCCTGGCCCGTTGTACGTGATAGTACGGGTCACATCATAAACCACGAGCGTTGCTGTGTTGATCCCAACGGAATCAAGTGGATCTGGTTGAAACCCGATGAGAACCTGTGTTTCGTTGTTCACGGGAATCGTGTTGCCACTTGGAATCCCGTTATATTGGATGACGGTCAGGTAATTTTTCGCGATCGTGCTGTTCCCATTGAGCAGAGGATCGTCGGTCTGATAAAGAGTATAGTTGTTTGTGGCACTGAGAGGTCCTGAAACTTGACCAATGACAGAGACTACGCGAATGACCGGCTGAATGGTGAAGATGAACTCATCTACGCTTTGGAACCGGTAATCGGCCGTAATGATGTCATCGAGATAGGTTGTCGGTTGGGGAACACTTGTACTGAGCTGGAACTCGTTGTAGGAGATGATCTGCACGCCCGTTAGGTCATAGGCTTGACCCTCGGTCACGTTGAACACGCCTAGATTTTGGCTAGGGTTGTTCAAAATCTCGACAAGAGGAGTCGTGGGGGTGACGCGAGAGTCGAGAACTTGGAAAACTAACGTGGCAACGTTAATGATCTCGCACTGAATCCCGATAGCCTGCGAGAAGGTGAAGGCAAACGTATCAGAGACTTGGCGCTCCAAAAGACCTTGGATCCACACATCGACTTTACCTCCGATGTGCTTCATGCGCACCGGATCGTAGTCACGAAACATAAGGGGATCCCCCGACTTCACAACGAGGGCTTTGATGATGCCTACTTGAGAAGCCGCCGTCTTGGCATAACCGCCTCCGGTTCCAGTATCGACCGCCGAGAACGAGAGGATAGCCCTTTCGGCCAAATCATAGTTCGTTTCTTGATCATCCCCAAAGACCGTGGCATCCGTATTGATAACAGAGACACCTGATACTCCTTGGATATTTGTGATTGCACCGGCGGGAAGGTTTCCTGCCGATCCTGAGGTAAGACAGGTAATTTGGGCAACGATTTCGTAGCGTTTTGTGGAAAAGTTGTAATACGCTTGGGCATTTGCCGCGGGAAGCGTGTAGGAACCCCCGATGATGAAGATTTGGGCTGCGGCGCCCGTCGTAGCATCCGCGTTCGAGGTAACCTGAGTACCAGCCGGGATAATGAGATTGACAGTCGGTGCAGTATAAGTGTAGATAACGACAGAGCCAACCGAGGGTCTACCCGAGAGACGTGTCGTAGATACGTTGCCAGCAAGCTTGTCAAATTGCTGGTCAATGATGCTCTGAACGGCATCATCCGTTGTCAAACCGAGAGCCGCTTTGAGTGCTTGCTTGTAGGCACTCCCGGCAACGGGATCGGACGTACCGCTTCCACTTACGTTGTCGATGGGCAAGAGCGTGAGAAAACTTTGACTTCTGTGAATGAAGTCAATGATGAACCAAATTCTCTCGGCCTCACTGGAGAAGGGGTCAATATCTACATCGCGGGTAACCGATCCGGGAATGAGGGAAATCCCTGTATTGATGGCTTGGACGAGGGTGACATAAGAAGTAACAATTTGAACTTGGGTACGCCCAGGAAGATCCCGAATGGTTGTGTCAATGACAAGGGGTGTCCCAAGAACTTCTTGAGAGTAAGGAGTCTCAATTTGAGCGTTCAAAACCGAGTCGAAGTAAACCCCTGTCACCACGAAGTAGAGGGGATCTGTTGAGCTTACCCCGTTGAACTGGTCCGCATTGATCGTGTTGAGACTTGACCCATCTCGATTGAAATTGAAAACGATGAAATTTGTGAGTTGAAAGTTCGTGAGGGTGCTTGAGAATCGAAATTGTCCCGTGAGGCCAGCGATGTTGTGAATCGAGTCGAGCTGAACGGCTAGCTCATTTCCGAAGTCATCTACATCCGTCACCCGAATTCGGACATTCTTGTTGTAGCTGTCCGTCCACGTTGCCGTATCGTTGAGCACCCCGAGATCATCTTCTTCGTATTCGGTGGTCGCAGAAACTGGAGTTTGGTTGACTCGGAAGTAGCCCGTTGTCGCGCCTGCTGGGTTCTGGGAAGCGTAGAAGTTGAACCCGAGGAACGTAGGATTGGGGATGCTTGAGACCGGTGGGGCTGACGCTAAGATGTCTACAGAATTTATATGTCTGACCACACGAATTGCGGTAGGGATTTGCGCTGTTGTCTGGTTGATGGACGATACTCTGGTGACCGTAACGGTCGAGATAGGACTGACGCCCCCTACGATGTCGATGGCTCGAATCTGAATCGTGTTAACCCCCAGGTTGAGTTGGAGACCCGATGGGTAAGAAGCCGGATTCGGAATCGTGAACGCCTGAAGAACGAACTGAACAAGCGTTGGATCGCTGACAAAAGGCGCCCCGTTGATCGATACCTGAATGATAGAGGTATTCTGATCTACGGTCCCAGTGATGGTGATGGACGACTCGTTGGTTGTAAAAACCAATGAGGTAGTAGTCCCTGACCCACTGATGAGGTTGATTTGGGGAGCACTTGCCATATCGTTATGCCGCTATTGGGTAAGTACGTAGTTGGATAGAGACTGGCGAATCAAGCCTGTCTGCTGGGAAGCCCCCAACAAGTCAAGAGGTTGAGGAATCTTCAATCCCCGACTGATCTGGATAGGTTGATTCGATCTGTTCATTACGTTTATGGTTACGAAAATTACTGTTGGGTCCTGGGTGCTCTGTTGCAGACTTACCGAGAGAAGACGGTATGGAAACTCTTTGTCCGAAACATACTGACCCAAGTTTTGTTGCTGTTGCTGTTTGACTTGTTGCCATCGATCGAAAGCCGTGTTGATGTCCGAAACGATGAGGTTTTGAATGAAACCCCCCGCGGTCAGCTTGCTTCCGATAGTGTCGAGCAAATCGGATCCGTACCACGTGTGAAACGAGTTGGACCCAAGGAGCGTGAAGAAATCTTTCTGTAGCTCTTGGATGAGTAGAGCCTCATCTTGGACCGTGATGACATTTCCGTTTTGACCAAGCCTCCAATCGTACTCGACTCCAGTACCTCCGCATCGTCGGCACATCTGACTTGTCGTCGTGTAGTCGATCTCAACGAAATCGGTTCCACTAGTCAAAGGAAGGTCGAAAACGATGAAACGATTAGGCTGCGTCAGGAGCGTTGTAGGATCGGCAATAACTGTCCATCCGGGGACAACTTGCTGACCTCGAAATTCTCGGTTTACAAGAAACCCAATCGTTGGGCACATCGTGCTTCCTGTGAGAAATATGACCGAAGTATTGATTCCTTCGGTCGTAGTCATGAAAGAAACGTTGCTTCCTGAGGATTGAAAATAGACTCCCTGGAGACCCAAGTTCAGCTCATATGAAAGAACGTCAGCCGAGATTTGAGAAGATGAAGGCACGACCACCGTTTGGGGGGTACCTTGATTCACCTTGACGACGAGGGTGTCGTTGACACCTGTCATAATGGTAAAGGGCCCTTGCAGGGAACCTACTGCTTGAGCGGGGATAGCAACCCCCGGAGAAGGCACGTCGATGGCCCCATTGAGACGAACCTTGACAGAGCCAATCGACGCGATCGGCCGCATCGGGAAAATAGTCTGCCGGTCAGTTCCAGGGAAGAGAGCTTCCTGGACTGTATAATGCGGGCAGATTTGGTCAATCTGACGATCGTAGCTCATCCACTAAAGGAAAAGTCATCAAAGCTTCTTTGTCCTCTAAATCATCAAGTTCCTGTAGCCACAGCAGATCCAGTAGGAACCTTAGGACCGTCCAGAGTGCGTTCATAATCTACAATTACACTCCCACCTTCAGGATTGGGCATGTATCCAGCCACAGGAGCATAAGCCAGTTTTCCATGAGGATCTGGATTTGACGAGTCATTCTGCGCGGAGATGTAGTAACGATTCGCGATGAGCTGCTCAACCCCAGAGATGATGTAGCCAAGAGCCCCTGAAAGGCTGGCATCCGCTTGTATCTGCTGAAGTTGGGTGACCTCGGCATTGAGCTGATCCACGTAGTCTAAGGCTCGACGAATCTTGCGCTCGAGGAGGTCTCGACGATAGAACTGAGCATCGTACGTCCAGTCCCGAGCCGATCGTACAAGCTCGGCCGTGGGAGCATCGGAAAGACCTCCTCCAGCGCTAACAATCTCTCCGTTCGACATTTGCTGCGAAAAGTGATTCTCTGTCCCCGTTGTCTTGAAAACAGGTTGAGCCATCGAGCGCACCTGAAGATCGAACTCAGCATCCCCTCCTAGAGCCTCATAGACCTGAAATAGCCTTCCGATGTAAGTAGTCGTATCACTAGGCTGGATGAACGTAGGGATTCCGTTCGAATCATAGGCAAAGGAAAGCGAGCCCATTCGGTCAATCTCTGCCTGAAGGTGCAGAATGCGAGCGGGGATTTGACTCGTTTGGGCCTGTATCCACGTAGAGAACCTGGTGAATTGAGTGGCTGTGAACGTCCCAAGGATCTCGAACGCCATAGGCAATTTGCCCCACTTTCAGAAAATCAACTGCAATGCCGTAGCGAAAGCTCCAATGTCCACTCCGATGTAAGCAAGAGCCAATCCGGCGGTATAGCCATTGGGTCCGCTTGTAGGGGGGCTTCCCCCGGCCCCGTCAATCGCAGCAAACCAGGAGCTAATGTCGCCTCCCGTCCCGGGAAGAAACAAGACAAACAAGCCAATCTCTAGGGAAAGCAAAAAGTCCAAGATGCTGATGAGATACTCGATGAACTGTTCCAGGATGTTGATTTTGCGCTCGATAAGGTTGATAAACGCCGTGATTTCAGCCATGAGACCCTGGAAAGCTGCAAGAAGTGCTTGAATCTTCGCTATCAGCTCGTACAGGAGCTGCCCAGCCCAAGGGATGATGTCTCGAAGCAGAGACACGGATTTCCAATCGGGGGGCGCGGCTACGAGAAGAAACACTTTGACGTAATTGACAGCCGCTAAGATGTTCAACCTCGTAGCTAAATCACTGAAAGCAATCGCGTAACTGCCTTGAGCTTGCTGGATGGCTGCCGGATCGGTGCTCGTTGACGTGAAGCTGAGAACAAATTGAGACAGATTCGTTGCCTCTATTCCCAAAATATCAGGGGCTGGAGACTTAGGGAATCCAGTGGTCATGAACTTCTGGAAATTCACGGCATTGTTCGTGTTCAGGAGAGCGCCCGCGACGATGATAGACAGTCGAGTTGCGTTTCGAATCACATTCGACACTTGCCACGGTGCTTGTGGAAGAGTTCCTGCTGGGTTTGGGGTAATCGCGACGGAGCCTAACCTAGAAACCGAAGACCCTAGAAGGGGCACGGCTTGGAAGGACGTGAGAGGACCTGCCATCTGCGTAAGGGACCCTAAACCCACACTGAGAACCGTCGTTGGGTAGATTGGAGATCCATTTGAGCTGAAGGTAGCACCACCGATTCCTCCAGGAAGAGGCAAGTGAAAATTGAGAGAAAAAGCCACCTTGAAAAGAGCCTTCAAATTCGAGATAACATCGAAGTTTCCAGGAGGAAATACGGGGACGGTCGCGCTGTGGATAGGACTCGCCTTGCCTACATTTGCGGAAGGATTTCCCCCAGGATAGGCAATATAATAACGACCCGTCATAGGGTCAATTGAAGACGTGGTAAAAGGAACAGAACCATCGGGATTGATAGTCATATCCCCGTTGGTAGCCCGAACGCGATACCAGTAGGTCTGCCCTGGTTGAACATCCGTGTCAATATACCGGAAGGTTCCGAGCTGACCGAGGAAAAACGTTAAGGAGCCCACCAAGGGGTTGATCGAGATGTACTTCTGAAACTTGATGAAGGGATTGTTGTAATAGTCAGGAATTTTGATCGTCGTTGTTACAGGTTGGTTCGGTTGTCCATTGACCTCAAAGTTCGTTGTAACCGTTTGGGTAACCAAACCCGCCGCAGTTGCATTGCTCAACTGCTTAACATCAATCGTGACATTCGGGTTGGTCGCGCTCTTCTCGATGAGGAAGTTCGGAGGGACAAACTCTTGGGCATAATCCGCAAAGACCGCCCTTTGCCCTGCATCCCCCGAAGCTTGCTTACTAGGTAGGCTCCACTCAATGACCAGGGCCGTCGGCTGCTTTTCAAAGACATCCACAACGGACAGAACTGGATCCCCATTCGAGCCTACGGGGAGAACCTTGACGTTGGAAGGAGCCCTGTATTGAGGTGCCGTAGCATCCTGTCCAAAGAAACGCTTGAGAATCAAAACGAGACGGATAAGCTGAAGGGGAAGATCCGCATCGACAACGAGAAGGATGAACCCGCTTGCCGTAGCCCCCGCGATGGGCTGAGGACGATTCGGATCCCTTACGTTGATGCACGACCCTTTGAAACGAGTGAGGAACTTTTGGTAGCCCCCGTAATGCCAATTCAAATTAGGGTCTTTTTGAAGATCGGGGAAGTTCCACCAAGCGTAGAAACCGGTTCGTTTGAGTGCCTCGAAGAGAGTGAGAATGAGCGAGATGAGCGCTTCAACTAACGCGATAACAGCATTGGCAAAAAGGATAAGTAGGACTTTAACCGTCTCGAGAAGGGTCTTGAGAATTTCCAAGAAGATGACGAGAACCTCGAGAATTGCGCGAACCGGCTCAAGGAGATCCTCTCCAGGGATCTGAAGCGCGAAGGATTCCCAGTTGGCCGATGAGGTAGGCATCGAGGTAAATCAACCCCCGTAAGTGAGCTTGTCAAGCTTGCGACGAAGAGACTTGATCTCCGAGTGGGTTGCCGAGAGAGTCAATTCGATGACCTTCTCCATCTCGTTGATAATTCTGAATTTTTTCTTGTATTCCCAGGTAGCCTTAGGCTTCTTCGCCGAAGGGGCTTCCTCAGGAGTGGGTGCTTGGGGAGTTTCTTCCGTCATGGCTAGCTTCCTACGATCCTTGTACAGTAAGCAGTTGGATAAGGTTATTGGTAACAGTCACCTCATTTGCCGCAACCGCTGCCTGAGCGGTGTTCTTCAAAATGAGGTACCCACTTAGAAGGTTGATGCGGGCGTTAATCCAAGCATAGCGCTTGGCGTACAGGTTGTCGCTCGTACTCAAGGCGGCCTGGATGATGGAGATGATCCCATTAACGTTCGTTGGATCGAGATAGAAGAGACGGCCAACGGTATCGTTGACTTGAGTCCAACGATTTCCGAGATCATCGTTGAGATCGTTGATGCCGTTAGCGTAGATGGATCCGTCTACAGACCCAGAGATGAGCACAGGAACAGGGGTCTGGAGAAGCGTCTGGAACGCTTGCGTTTGCGTGATGAATCCTGCGTTGGTTGAAAAGATTGTGAAAATACTCTGAAGGGTTGTCGTGCTAACCCCGAATACGCTGACTACCTCATAGGTCACCGTTCCCAAGGAAGGAAACGCGGGGGTCACCATGAGGTGATGTTCATCCACCACGCTAGCAATTCCATAGATCCCTTGATCCGCAAGCTGAATTCCGCTTGACCCAAGATGTACGTAGACAAGATACGATGTGGTAACCGGTTTTTCGAGGAAGTTAACCGTCGTGTCTGTGAGCATCGTCCCAGAAACATCCCCCTGCGAGCTAGGTCCAACGATAGTCGTGAACATCGTTGAAAAGAACGAGAGTAGCGCGTTCTGCTCTGATTGAGAGTTAGGCACGTAGGGTGGCGGCGTGGGTGCCGTCCTAGTAAGAATCGTGGAAATCTCGGTGTTCGTTGCGGCGAGGATCTGCTGGAATGTCACCCCATTGTACGTGTTCAGAGGGTTATCAATCCGATAGCTTCCCCCAGCGCTTGGGCTTGGAAAAGCCGAGTCTAGGGTAATTTGATTTGGGCTCTGAATTGAAGCAATCTGCCGACGGTATCCGGCATTAAGGCCACTTGTCATCACCACGGTCCATCCGGCGTACACAGCCGGTGGGATCTGTATCGTGATGATTTCCGAGTTTCCAGACAAGGGGGATCCCGTGAGGTTGGAAGTCGTGGCCGGAGCACTCAGAGTGAAGGAAGAAGAACTGACCACGGTTTCAAGGGTCGTTTCTACTAAGGGAGGCGCGTAAGGGATTCCAGTGCCCGTCACGACAAGGCCCGGGTACAATCCTTCTGTGGTCGCTTGGGTAGGCCAGTCGAAAATAGCTTCCGTGATATCATCTACCGTAGTAGACCATGGCGTCGGGGGAGCCACCGTTGTAATAGAGATCGTGGTTCCAACAAACGTAAAGGTAGCCGCTTGATTTAGAGTGAGTGCTGCTCCAGGGCCTATTTGGGTGATGACGGAACCAGCAGCGATATAAGGCCCGGTTACCGAATCCCCGATGGAGTATCCCGCTGTAGACGAAGGCAGAAGACTATCAATTGTGGGAGATGGTGGGATTGTCCAAGAAATACTCCCGTTGTTTCCATCAGGAGAAATTGCTGTCGCGTTGGTGATCTGAAGAGACGTAGGGGATACATAAGCCGCAATAGGGAAGGACCCGTTGTTTGAGGAGGACGCCGCCCCGGAGAAGGTGATCTGCTGTCCTACGAGACCTTGACTTATCCCGGTGAGGCCGGTGATTGTAGCCAGAGGGGTAGCTACGGAAGAGACGGACGCCGAGGACCCATTCAAAGAAGCACTGTAGGTGTTCCCGACAACGGTAACCGTTTGCGCGATGGGTGGAGGTTGAGTGAGCTGAATTTCAAAAACCCCTCCTGTGACTGATCCCCCTGTAGTCGGCTGACTGAGCTGAATTGAGGATCCGGGACCGATCTGGGTAATAGTGACAGGGCTTGTCGAAGAGATCCCGGGGCCTGTTACGATATCCCCTACAGAGACGGCGGACGCTGAGGTTATGCTCCCCCACCCGGCGGTTGCCGTGGAGGGAGGAATCGCAACGATCGTGTCCAGCGTGGTCGTGTTGTACGAGTTAGCTGTCACGGTCATGATCCCATAAACATTGCCCAAAATGGCGATGTTTCCGCTCAAGAAGGGGTTGGTTGAGTCCGTAAGAGTTGTCCCGGAGAGCGTCGCGGTACCTACCGTGACCGAAGTAGAGCTAACCGCTATGGAGAACTTGAAGCCTGTATCATGAACGGGCCAAGCATCCGCTGTAGCTACGGTAATAAAGGCCGGTGGAATAAAATTCTGAACGGACGTAATTCTTCGCCACCTTGAATCGCTTGTTCCGTTGGCACCTGAGACAATGCGAACAAGATCGTATTGCTTTGGGATAGGAGAAGGGAAAATCCCTGAGGTCAGCGTTATCGTTGTTCTTGCTGTATCCAAGCCGCCCGTTCCTAGGTAAGGGGGCGTCGTGGTTGTGGTTCGGAAGGGACTACCGGAAGCTTCGGCCATGACCTCAACGTTGAGAGCACCACCCCCGCCCTCTGTGGTCTCTCCGTCAAACGTGGGGCCTACGATGGGAACCGTCTGATTTCCATCATCATCCAACGTAGATCCCGTCAAAGCAGGAAATTGGTAAGGCGTCGTGTAAGTTACCGCGACTCCAGAGTTGTCCGCTTCTAAGAGATCCCCAGTTGCCACGGGAACGATGTAGGCGGACTCCGGAATGATGAAAGTTGGCAGTTTGAAAGAGGAGTTGCCGTCTAAAGGCCAGTAGGTATGTTGAAAAAGAACATTGCCCGTGGACATGTCGACATTAACATCGTGGCCGATCCCATAGGACATGTTGTAGGTACCCATGGCACCCCCGCCACCAACCCCCCATTCTTGTTGCTCCGCCACACACACATCCATAGGAGAAACGTAAATGGTGGCTCCCGCAGGAACGGCTGACAAATAAGGACCCGGAGGGCTTGGAGGATTTCCTGAAGTTCCAACGGGAGTATGCACAATTCCGCTGATAGTAATTTGAGCGGGGGTCGATCCAGACGCTGCGGTTACCGAAATGACTGTGGCATTGTCGCTTTCATCGACATAGTAATTCCCGGCTAAGTCAACGACAACAACCAACATTCCGATGATGGATGCCACGGAAGGGGGTGGAGGAGGCGTCCAAGGAGGTCGGACGGGTATATCCCCTACAATGTCATCGACGAAAAAGGTGTTGGCCCCGTAAGGCGTATCGAAGAGAATCTGCGCTCTAGGGTATCGCTTGAACGTCGACCCGGGCAACGAGGTCAAAGGGCTGAAATCATATGTTCCTACGATAGCTCCCGTATCCGCTCCGGTGGGAACGACTACGGGAGTCTGCATCACGATGTTTCGGTAGGTGGGGAAAAACCGGCTAATAGGACTACTTGTATAGGCTTGTTGGAAGTAGGTGAGGAAGTCAGGGTAGCTTGGCAAAGGACCCGGCTGCATCTGAACGTAGTCATCGATCTGATTGTAGATGTTCGACTTTTCAGGGTACGCGGGGAGATTAAAAACGGCCGGGTTGTTGTACGTGTAATAATCGTACCGATCAATCACCCCGTCGAATAGGAACCGACCGTCAACATCTCCGACAATACGGCCGTCAACGCAATGAAGAGCATCCTCAAGGGCATTGATCGCATCGTTGAAAAACTTCAAGCACGCTTGAGCGATGAGATCATGGTTGGAATAATCCCCCGGAGGAAACCAAATAGAGGGCTTTCCTTGAGCGTAAAGCTGAGGAACTGACGTGTTTGAGGTCATCGGGCCGCTCCCCGATGTGCTTGATTGAGAAGATTGTTGAATCTCTTGCGCCACCTGACCTTTGAAATTGGTCATGGTCTCAACGCGGAAGTAGAAGTTGTCCGGAGTGAAAATCGTATAATCGGCGTTGAGAGTCTGTCCAAGAAGACCGTTGGTCGTTAAGTCAGGGACGATGGTTGCCGTGTAGGAAACCTCGACTCTAGGGCCCGCGCTGATGATCTGGTGCCCAGTGTAAAAGACATCAAACTCCTCATCAGGGGAAAGAGCGCTTACGTAAATGATGGTCCCCGAATTGTCTATCGAGTAGTCAACAGGAGTAGAAAGCACTTTTCCAACCGTTCCAGAAACCCTTCGAGCTACAATCACGGGCTGAGGTTGAGGAACACTGATAGGGGTAAGGCTTGTCTGAACAGTGGTTGGAGCTTGTGTATAGACGGGCCGAACGGACCAATAGAGTATCTGTTGCCCTAAGGTGTATTGTCGTAAAGTCGCGGTTGACAACGTAACGGTTGTCACGTTCGAGGTTGCGTCGTAGTTGGAACCCGTAACGAGATAGAAGTCCGTGAAAGATGGGGTACTATCCGTAAAGTACACAACAACGTTGGACTTGTAGACTCCCGTCTTATCCTCCGGAATGATTATCGTGCTCATCCCACGGGCTACAGTGAGGTAGGGGGCCAGTTCCTCGGAGAAGTAGGACGGAGTGAAGGCCACCGAAGTAAGAGGAGTCGGTCCTGAGGCTACCTGAAGAGGAGGACTAGTCTCGTCCGTCTGAAACGTCTGGCTTCCGGAGAGAGTAACCGTGGTTTGCAGGGTTGTCGCGTTGTAGCTCGATGTTCCGATCTGGTAGACTTGAATACCATTGGATCCACTCAGAGACATCAAAAAACCGTCGAGGAAGTTTGCGGTTTGGTTCCCTGCAATAGCAAAACTATTAGCCCCATCCGTAATCGAAACTGAGGCGACAAGAAGAGGAGGATTGAGCACCGTGAGGGTGCGCTCGCCTCCCATGGCCTGGTATACGTAGTAGTCGATGTAAACGTTTTCGTTGGGCGCTACGACGGCCCCATGGGGGAGAGCATCCGTGAGAATGTTGTCCGGCAAGAACGTCATCGAAGACGGTACGCTAGGAGGGTTCCCAGGATTGATGAGAACTTGAGTGTTGGTGACCTGAGGTCGCCCTCCTCGAAAAACACGAGCTTGAGGGACGGTGGCCACCGATTTTCCAGATGGGTTGAAAAACAGAGTGCTTGTCGGCGTAGAGTGAGGCTGCGCAAGCTCTTTCCGAACAAGGAAAGTTCCTCGTTCATTTGTAATGGGAGGCCCCGGTGGCGTCGGAGGGCTCGTATTGGGGGGAGCCTGCGTGTACGTCATCAGGACTTCTTCGTTCGTCAGCAAACGAGACTGGAACTGAATGAGGCCAAGCTGCGCCTGAACCTGATAGTCCGTGCCTAGGGTAAGGCGACGGGATACATAGACGGTACCCCCAGCCGTGACATCAGCTTGGGCAAAGTTCAGATTCCCAGTAGCTTGACTTACTTGAACCGTGCCTTGAGACAGGGTGATGGGATCACTGAAGTCAGAATCTTCAGCTACAGTCGTCACAAGAGTTGAGAAGACGCCACTCGGGTTCGTAGCGTTGGGAAGCCCATACCTGAAACGTATCAACCCAAGGTAGGAAAGGGGCACCTGCAACCGACGAGTTACCGTGTAAGTGAATGTAGTAGGATTGGGAGGATGGGGCGGTTGAGGGAAATAGGTAAATGGAGTTGCCGGTGTTAGAGTCTTAGCGGAAGGGTTTGCTTGCAAAACGAGATAGGTAGAGCCAATACCAGGCCCAGAAGTCAGCGTAATGGTGTCCCCGGGTAGAACAGAATCGAACGTTGCTGAGACATCGTACAACGTCTGAGCGTTTGGGAAAGTTGCGGACCCGCTTACGATGGGCTGAATGGTCCCTAAGGCCACGATACGCTCGATGGACGTAGTCGGATCAATGAGCAAGACAGTTTCGAAAAACCTGTCAGCCAATATTTCCTTGCCTCGGAGAATCTCGTAGGAAAGCTCCCCACTTCCAGAAGGCGGAGCGACATCCACCGTGAGCGTGGTCGAGCTTGGAATGGCTGTAATGGTATACAGCCCCTTCGCCTTCCCTCTCGTATCCGAGACAACGATGAGATTGTCCCCAGCTTGTACCTGGAGACCTACGAAATTGGCAGAAGGGTCAGTAAACGTTGTCCCGCTGAACGTCGCGGTCGAGCCGTTTGTAATCTCTAAGCCAAACGTCGTGGGGAAGTAGATCATCCCGGCGGTTGCATCGACAAGATAACTTCCCGCAGTCAAAGGCAGAAAGTTGTTCGTATCCGTTCCGGTCTCTAGAGCAATTTCGATATTCGAGGCGAGGACCAAAGGGTTCGGAAGCTGCACGTATCCCGCAGAAACCAAAAGAGGGATTTTCACCCCCTCAAAACGTTGAGCGAAGTTGAGCTGCTTTGTATCGAAGTTGATCGTGTACCCAAGCCCAGCAATAGGCGTTGAGCCCCCTACAGGGTTCAAAGTCCCCGTAAACGTACCCGTGCCCTGACCCACGGTAATGACCAGGGTGTCATCGTCTACCGGCACAGAAGGAAGGAAAACGAGAGGGGACGCCTGAATAGGGCTCGCCCATACAGCGTTCGTAACCGAGTAAACCGCAGTCACATCTTTGACGTTTGGAGTCTTCCCATCCAAGTCGACAGGGCATCGGAAAAGACGGAGCGAGAGCCCGTGATCCAAGGGAAGATCCCCAAAAACCACCGTAACCTCTTGGCCCGAGTAGCTCGATTGGTCGGCCGACGAGAACCGAACGGCACCCGAGCTTTGAAGGATCTCAACCGTTCCCTGTGTACCCCCTGAAGAAAAAGAGGAGACAACCGAGTAGTTTGGGAACTGATAATAGGGCTGATTGCTCTTGCTGGCAATCGAGAAGATGATATCCCCAGTGGCAGGGATTGGCACAGCGATGTTGCTCGGAGCCCCTATGGTCCCGATATTTTGCCGAGGAAGAGAAACATCCTTGGCGAACAGGGTCCCGTCATAATAAACACCCGTCCCCTTGTTGTCCGCAGTGTCTGTTTGGCTGAAGTTTAGGCGACCAGTCGTAAGCGCCCATTCCACAGTACCCGGAGCCGGTCCAGGGAAAGGGGTGAAATGAGCCTCGCTTGAAACCTCCACCACGGTCATCCAATAGAGGTATCCAATGCGAAGTAGAGGGGATTGCCCGTGCCCAGGAATAGGATTGAGTAGGATGGATGGCGCTGTAGGGCTCGTCGAAAGAGTTCCGATGTTACCCGTCGAGGTTCCTAACGCGAAGTATTGCTGCTGTTGAAATTGGACGCTTTCTCCGTTGTACGTCGTTAAATCGGCGGAGTTCCAATTCAGATTTCCCGTTGCGAGAGACAGCTCCGTCGTCCCAGGGGGAGGCGTTCCAAAATCCGAATCACTGTCAACGAGAGCTACCGTTTGAGTCGTACCGCTCCCGAACGTGCCAAGGGACAATCGGAAGGGAGCATCGGAAAGAACCTGGAAGGGGGCGGGAACCTTAAGACGGGTTGTGTTTGCTGTTGAGCTGAGGGTTCCTGCGACAACGATCGGACCCCCCGGAAGCGTCCGGAAGCGTCCCCCTTGCATGTCGTAATCGAAGCGAGCAACAATTTCATTTTTCGTCCAGCCAAATCCTGCATTAACCAACATGCCAGGGATTCCCTGGAGGACCAACATGGATCCACCTCCAGAGTAGGTCCCCGCGAAAGTCGACCCATTCAGAAGAACATCCGTTGAATCAAGAATCGTGATAGTAAACGTCCCATTAGCTGCCGGTACCCCGTTGACCCCAGAGACAATGACCGTTTGACCGTTTACGAGATTCGAAGTCGATCCAACGAGAAGTTGAATCGCCCCGTTGTTGTTCAGAACGTCGGCAATAGGATAAGAAGTACCCGTACCAGGAGCTAGCTCGGAAGTAACGAGCACGAGGTAATCATCGCGAGGATTGTCCTCACTTGTAGGGTATGCTTCGGCATACGCTTGAGCTTCCGTACCGATCTGAGGGCAGTAAGCAATAGTACTGATAATCGGAGGGCTCGTCACCGGGGCTGAGTAGAAATCCGTCAGTATGATCACATCCAAGAACACACTATCGATCGTGTACGTGACTCCTAATTGGGACAAGAAGACAATCGTATTCCCAGGGGATAAAATCCCAATCATCGAGACCGAGGTGGGTACGTTGATAGATCCCCCGCTCGGCTCAAAGGTGCCTGGTAAGAGCGTTTGCGGAACAAAAACATTAGGCCCCGCTGTGTAGGGAGAATTGGCCGCGCCGAAACGAGGAGGCTCAAGTGCATAACCAGAAATGGACAGAGGCATTTTTTGATTACCATTCCACGTGAAACTTGATCTTCAGACTATCTTACCAAAACCGGTCCCAGAACTTGGGGCAATCGAGGGGGCACCCGCGATAGGAATGGGCATTGTCCAAGCCACAAACGTGATTGAAAGACCAATGCCGATCGAAGTGGCCATTTTGATAGGTCCCGGGCCGGTCATACCAGAAGCAGCAAATCCTTGAATCATGGCAGGTACAGCCCCTACACCGATGAGCTTTGCTACCCCAGCCCCAAGACCTACTCCGGGATGAGTCATCGTAACAAGACCTTGAAGGAACCCCAAAGCGAAACCGTTCGCTAACCCTAGAGCTAGAAGAGGGGACATCACTCCTACCATGCCCGTAGAAGCGAAACCTGCAAGAAGACTCGTGAGCAAAAGCGGTTGGGGTACCAGCAATGGGACAACTGTAGCCCCCACTCCGAGCGTACCTGAATCCACACTCGTCACGGTAGATTGTTGCAAGAACAAAGAGGCTCCCGTAGCAACCCCCAATGAAAACTGAGGAACGGCGATGCCTATCTGAGCGCTGGAAATGAGCGCTGGGACAAGGATTCCTGCAAGACCTACCGGCGTGAGAGGCATTTTAGAAGGACCTAGATACTGAACATCCTTGCAATGGTAACCCAGTGATCCAGTCGAGGCTAACTGCCCCTGGTGGGAGCATAGGTGTCCCACGGGCAATCCCCCACGTGGCAGCGGGGCCTCCCAAAAGAACTTGAGGAGCCACAAGACTCACAGCCACGCCAGCAGTTACAGTAGCGGCCATTCCAGCCGTAATTGAGGCTGCGGCTCCGGCATTTACCGAAACGGCCCCTCCCGCGGTTTGGGTGATAGCGCCCCCTGCATTGATAGCAGCGGCACCTCCGGAAGTGAGAGCATAAGCACCCCCAACTGTGTCAGTCATGGCCCCAGCAGCAGCGGTAGTTACGATTGCACCAGCCGCTACCGTAGTGATTAACCCACCAGCCAAGACCGTAGAAATCTTCCCTCCAACTACGATGTTCTCGACAACGGCTAAAGCGTAGTTGAACTGAGTTTTACCCCCAATGGTTCCGCTGTAGTCACTTGCGTTGATCGAGTACCCACTGTTTGCAGCAATGCTCAGACGATCCGTGAATATCTGATAGCCACCGTTCACGGTACTAGTCTTCTGTCCGGCCACATTTTCGGTGCTGATCCCTGAGCAAAAGGTCTGCTTTGCACCAGAGACATTCTCCGTAAGAGCCACGTCATCTGTATCGGGTGTTCCTTGGTACTGAGCTTGAACCGAAGAATGGTACGTGATGTCAATGGCGCGTCCATCGGAATTGGACCCAATGTTCGCAGTGATTCCCCCTTCACATGTCAGATTGATCGACGTGTTGCTTGGAGCTGCGGCGCCAATAAATGCCTTGAGGGCTCCCTTCAAGTTTGCTTCTACAGAAACATTCTTCGTACCATCGGAATATCGCTCGACAGTGCTTCCTGGAACGTTGAGGAACACTTTCCCTTGCTTCGAGACGGCGCACGCGAAGTAATCCTCGGGGGAGACAACGTGCGGGGGATGAATGGCTAAAAGGTAAGCCCCAGCCGTTGTGTAAACCTCAAGGTCATCGGTAGGGGACCGAGGAACCTCTTCCATTGTGAAGACCCCTGCCGAATATCCTGAAGTAAATTCGTCAAAGATTTTCGGTTTGGTGACCCGGTTATAAAGACGTTGACCATCGGAAGCCGTGGTGTCATTCCCCACAGTCGTGCCGAGAACATGCTCGATATACGGCGCTCTAGGGGCTATGGCAAATCCGTCAATTTCTTCGCGTACTTGCTGAGTGAGATCCGAGGTATGATCGACCTCTAGGCGGTATTCCGTGAACGCCTCGGCTCCTGCCCCGTTCGTAGGGTCTTCCAAGTTTACCCCGGGATAGGTGTTCGAGAGATAGACCTGGCGGCCGTTCGAGTACGTAGTTGAAGGGAATTCCGTAATGTTATTGAATACATCGAGCAGGTTGCCGTTAGCATCGGCAAACTTGTTGGATCCCCCCGGAAACCCTGGTCCGGCCGCTTGATAGACATAAGCCCCATAGTAAGGGGGCAAATTGGTTGTTGAAGGGATTGTTGCAGTGGTGGTTGCGGTGTTTGTACCTGAAGCAGAAGCTGCGGCAGCGGCTTGACCTGCTTGGATTTGAGCAGTTGTAGCCGCTGTAGAGGCAGTTACTGAGGCTGCGGAAGGGGTAGCAGATCCAACCGTCGTAGCTCCTGGAGCAAACGCTTGAGCCGTAGCTGACTGAATGAGCGTCTGCGTCGTGCTTGTCGCTGTTGTTGAAGTTCCGGTTGTTGTTGCAGTGGGTTGAAGAATGTCCGGGTATGTATAGTAAGCGCCCCTACGAATAGGGCCTGAGATTCTTGTAATCCCGCTTTCATTCTCGACGCGATGAATGGATGAAGCAACCAGGGTACGGTCCGTATCCCGAAGCTCAAAAAAGTCTCCCGCTCGGTTGTAGAGGCGAACATCTTTGGTTAGAGTAAGCTCAGCCCCCGCGGCAGACATTCCTCCTACGTCTCCTGGACGAAGCTTCAAACGCTTTACTCGATACGTGGGTCCAAAGAACGTTGAGACATCCGCAGCCTCATCGGCCGTAACCGTAGAGGGATCTACGGGAGAGAAGGGATCGAAACGGTAACCTAACCGCTGTCCAGTAGGGATATACCCAAGGATCATCGCCTCATAGAGGTTCTTGTGTCTACGCCGGTAACCGAGGATGACTATGGAGTTGATCTCGGGAATACCTCCCCAGAAGCTTCTCGGGCCATACATCCCTTGGGTAAGGTCAATCTCGTAGCGGTCATTTCCTCCCCCGGTAAGGACCTTCACATCGGCCTTCATGTTAACTTCATCGACGCGGGTGATGAGTCCGAGCTTCATCCCCCACGGATCGCCGGTATCCGTGAAAGGTTTACCTGGAGTGTGCCCTACAGGACGCTTAGGTTGATCATGGAGCATAAATCACGTTGTCACGGGGGTCAGAGTGGGGGTATTGCCTCCCGTGATAGGAGCAGGGAGCTGTGAAAGCTTTAGTTGAGCATCTGAGATTTGCTGTTGAAGTTGAGTGGCCTGGTTTTGAAGAGAGGCAATGGCTTGAGCGATGGTTTGACCCCCAGGGCTTGCAATGACCGTAGAGCCTGCGGTCGATTTGACTCCGAAGGTCGGGGTGATACTTACATTGGGGGTTCCCGGAGCGATAACGATCGTAGATCCGTTCGTTGAAGCTTCTTGTTGAAGAGTTGCGATTTGGCTCTGAATCGTCTTAAGCTGTGCGGTGTTGGACTGAATAGCTCCTTGGAGTTGAGCCCGTTGAGCCGAAGCTTGAAGCTGTTGTCCAAAGTTGTTCCAAGTTTGGACAAGATCATTTACGGCGGAATCCCCGGTGAGAGCGGCAGCGGCTGGATTTCCAATTGCCGAAGCGGTTGCCGGAGAGAACGGGGGCGCTAGAGGAGAAGCGCTGGTAGACCCTTGGGCCAAATCTCCCGCGGGTTGGCTTAACGGACCCCCGGGCAGGTAGTCTCCTCGAAGAACGTGCTCAAGCTGCTGGTGAGGCGTGTCGAGAGCTTTGTAGAGGTTGGTGAGGAACGTCTCCGCAAGGCTTTGGACAGAACCGGGGCTAGGTGAGGGTAGAGATCCTCCTGCCCCTCCCTGCATCGAATTGGTTTGGATCTGTGTTTCGATAGTCGTTTGGGTATCTTGCGCTTGTTGGATCTGAATTTGAAGGTTGGTGATGGTTTGTTGAGCAGCGGCCCACCCCACGGGATTGGTTACGGCGTCAATGCTGCTTGCTCTTGACTGGACCGAATCAAGCTGAGTCTGAAGATTTTGGATCAACTGCGTTTGCGCCGTGAGTGTCTGTTGAAGCGGGGAAGGGTTGCTAACCGACCCGAGAGTGGCTGTAATAGGTACGCCAGGAACCGAGTTGCCTAAGGTGGAGAAGTCGGAAGTAGCTGTGCCTGTAATTTGAGCCCCTCCAGCTAGGGAATAACCCGTGTTGAGAAACGCGAGATCGGACCTCATGTAAAGGCAAGGGCAACTTGTCTCCGTCGGATCCCCTTGATCGAGACCTTGCGGTTGAATGGTCATTTCCGCGAGGGTGAGCGCTTTGGAGAGCTGAGTAGCTTCTACGCTCACAGGGGCTCCCGCTTGCTGGGGACTTCCGAGAGCGTTATATCCTTGGGGACCGATGAACTGGTTTCCCGATTGATTCGGAGGCCTCAAGGTATTATCCGGTTGTACAACCCCAGCGGTATTGAGATCACTAGGGGCCATCAAAGTGACCACCGAAGCTGGGTTCGGGTAAGCAGAGGAAATAGCCGTAATCCCCTGAGATTGAGCGGTAAGGGTTGTGTAGAGGTCTCCCCCGAGGGCGAGCTGGGTGTCTATATTGACCGGGTTATTCGTATTACCCGTAAGAACTAAAGATCCGTCACGAAGAGACACCCGCCGTCCGTACTTGTAGTGTCCAACCACTTCAAAACCACGCTCATCGGAGATAGGCCGAATGAGAACAGTTTGAGAAGATTTGGTATCCAAAACATCTTGAGAGGTTGGCTTCACCGTGATTCTAGCTGGATACGGTATGGTTAGGATTTCACCGATAATGCCATTTGTGTTATTCGATATCCCCTTGTCGCACGCATAGACAAAACGTCCGGCCGAAGAGAGACCATAGAGATACCGATTGGTGACGTGTTTTCCTCGAAGTTGAGAAGCTATTGTGTCAAGCTGCCCAGTAGTCAGATCTATATTAGTTTTCACTTGTACGCTCGAGATTTTTGGAAGCGTAGTTTTCTGGTTCGCCGAGCTTGTCCCCAGAGCGGTCTGACCTCTCGTTGTATCTTGGTTTGCAGCCGTAGTTGTAGCATCCGCGAAGGGGCGAGCGTAAACCATCACGACGTTGGGGTACCCTAGAATACGCCCGCTTGTAGGATCCTGTAGGATTATTGGCTGGTAGGGGTTATTTGAAGGATCGGTGGCCGAAGTGTTTGAATTGACAGCAGGCAAGTAAGCAGGATTTGACCCTAAATTAAGGGTGAACTGACCCCCTGCGGAAAGTTGGTTGGAGGAATAGGGAAATGCCGTACTTGGAACGGGATTCCCAGCGGATTGTGAGTTCCCCGGGCCATTTGCAGAAAGACCTGGGTTATTGGCTACCGTGGGGACTGGGTCTATAGCACAGCTAAGAGTTCCCGTACCTCGAAGACCAATGAACTTCGTCCTTTTAGCCGTGAGGGTGAGCGTTGTGGTTGCTTGACTTCCGAAAGCAATGTTGTGGGAAATTCCCATAACGTACCAAATTTGGTCTTTTGGAGCAATGTAGATCGGGAATCCCAAGCGAAGCTCAGGCCGCATGGGGATATTCACGGTACCCCGATGACGGCGCGCGTTCAGGCGGTCAAGAAGATCGAGCCCATGGTAGAACATGAGCTGCTGATTCGCTAGGAACTCGCTGTTGTACGTCTGAGAACGCCACCCATACTTGCGCAATAAGTGGTAGTCCGTTACGGACGTAAAGGGGGACAGCTCTTGAGGCATACCAATGTCAATAGCCCCCGCGTAGGACCCCTGCATGATGATCTGGGTTACGACCTCGGCTTCGGACTCGGAGAAATCCCAGTTGATTACGTCAATGTCTTGAATCCACGACGTGGGTTTGTTAGAGATCACATCGAGATTGTAAAAGGGTGGTTTGAAGACGATGGACCCGTCGACATCCATGAAAAACTCAAAACCGATGGCTTCTTTAGCAGAATTTGCCAATTCCAACTTCGTCTGGAATTCGCTTTGCCACATGTTTACGCCAAGGTTAGAGAGGTTGCTGCGAAATGCGACAACTCCGGGTGAGGTAGGGTCAAAAGTCATTTGCCCTTGATCCGGGCCTCCGTTAGCACGCTGAACCGCAGAAGACACAAAATGGGTAGGAGGAGCCCCTGTTTTTGTCTTTGGTTCTTTTTGGTAGGTTGCGTAGAGAGTATCCCCACGAACAGCTACTCCGTTGGTCCCATAGAGCAAGAGGCCGTTACGGATTCGAGCAAACCTCGACTGCCAGTAAAGCATTATGTCCGACAAAGCCGTAGTAAAGGTGGGTTTTTGAAAGGCTTCCTTGTACAGGGATACGAGGGACCCCGTGCCTACAACAACATCCCCGAACGCTTGATTCGCGAGAGTGAAGATGATGTCGTAGGGGTTCATCCCTGAGAAAGTATTCCCGAAGAGGCTCATTCCACCGCTAGCTGGCGCAGGCGATGTGTACGCGGGATTCACGTTCATTTTCGTAAGCTCAAAAAACTTGAGTATATCTGAGCAGTTTATAGCTACCGTGTGGGCACCTCCAGAGTACGCATCGGTGACCTCTGTAGTTAGCCCCCAAAATATCGGATAGTATTGAGGAATTCCCTCGAGAAGATAGTAACCCTTGGCGTAAATCTCGACTTCCATCATCGACGTGACCACGGGGTTTCCGTCGAAGTAGAAGTCGTCAATCGAATGTCGAGGAATGGCTAGCTGGATGCTTGCGCTACCAGGAACGCTCTCCACACTGAGATCCACCGTGATGCTCGTGATGTACTTGTTGAGATCAAAGCTACGGTTGCAATTGGGACACCCTACGAGATCCGTATCACCATTGATATACACAATGGCGTCAGGCGCTGTCACCACCGTCGGACGAAGGTTAGGTTGCCAAGAACCCTGGAACGGGCCGCGTGCCATCAAACCCCCTTACTATTGAAGCTGCCTGAAGAGACTCCAGGATTCGCTTGACCAAGCTGAGCGTACTGTTGAGAAGTCAAGCCAGGGGGAGGATTGACCTTTCCCGCTGGTTGAGCGTTCATGGATTGTAACGCCAAAGCACCTGGGGTCATCCCAATCTGATTTGGGTTAGGAAGACCCGACATCAGGTTCGTCTGTGATTGCTGGAGTCCAGAGATTTGGAGGGACAGATCATCCGTGTTGTCGAGAAGGAAAGTGGCGCGAACCGTGAAATTGAAATTATACTCAAGAGAGAAAGGAGTTGTTTCACTCTCGGTGAGATTGAAGCTGTCAAAAGACCCTAAGTACAGGATATTGTCATAGAAAATGTAGATTGAACCGAGTACGGAGAGATTGCTAGGCTGCGAAGTCACTGTGGTGGCATTGGGAGTACTCACCCCACTACTGCTAGAAGAAGGCGGCGCGAATTGGGTAGGGTTGAACCAGATACCCCCGTTGTTCTTGTACAGCAGCCAGAGCGACAGAAAGTTTTGGTACGCCAGGGAATACTGACGAGCGGTTCGAGTGAGCCCAGGACCCCCGCTTGTCATGGTAGCATCTATCGAGTAGAAAGCAGCTACCTTCCCACTTGCCTCAATCTTGTCGAGAGCATCTCCCCATTGCTCAACAATGGGTCCATTGCGGCTTCGCTCTCCATCGGAAATGATCTTCTCGGCCCCGAGCTTGAAGCTTGTGGGATTGACCAGCATCTTCAACGGAGGGGTGTTCTTCATCTGCTGGATCGCGGCCAACGTGGCGTTGATCATGTTCTGTTGCGCTTGCTGGTAAGACTGCCCTAGATTCGTCGCATTGAGATTTGTGTTGGCTGTAAGGGCAGTATTTTGACTTGCTTGACTTGCGTTGGCAGAACCTTTGGTTTTCCAAGCATTAGCCGGTTGGGAACCATCACTCATCACGGTGGATGTAAGCGGTGGAGTACCCAATCCAGCAGCAGAGAGTTGAGCTGCAATCGCCTTTACGTTAGGAAAATTTCCCTCATAGTTACTGAGGGTGTCGGTGAAGTACGGCTTGCCAGGGATACTGGTAATCTGAGTCAGAAATCCATTAAGATTACCTTGTTGAGCGAATGCAATAGCATTAGGAACACCGTTCGTAACACCCCCTGTATTCTCAATAGTTTGGAAGTAGCCATTCGCTCCTTGTACAGGACTAGGGTAGCTATTGTAGTACTCTATAGCACCCTGCGTGGAATTTACATTAACCCCCACAGTGCCTGGGTTGTAAACTCTGAAAACGGGTTGTCCCGCAGGAATCGCACTACGCTTCAATCCCGTGTCAACCCCACGCTCATCTACTGTACCTGCGGTAGGGAAATAATTTCCGATGAAACCAGGGTTGTTATTAGGCCAATTTCCCTTATTCTCTCGAATAGTCTGTCCCACGTAAATCGCAAGCTCGTCCGTGGTAGGGTCTCTACCATAACGATCCAGATAAGCCTGTGCGAAGATGTTACCTAGTTGTACAACGCTGAATTTTGTGTATTTGGGGCCTTGCATATTGGCCCCCACCGTACCGTCCGTAGGAATCTGGTATGCCGTTACTTGAGTCCTTGCTGCAACGTTAGTGGTAAGGTTAGCAGGGGGACCACTTGGAACTGGTGGTGTTTCTTGGATCACGGCCGATCGATCCAAGATACGAGCGGTTACATTGGAGGAAGGGGGAAGGACACCAACTGCGAAGATGAGCGTCTGCGTCGGATTGGTTGGACTGACATCGGAGATCGGAATAAACTGCCCGTCCAACTCATCGGACTGGTTGACGAGGCCCGAGTAGAACGTGAGTAGCTCATAAATGGCTGGCTCGTAGTAGTTGGCTGAACCTTCGATCTGCTGGTAAACATTGGAACTGTTTGGGCTCGGAAGATTCGGAGGCGGTCCAGCGCTCTGGCTTCCCGGATAGACAACGGGGCCTGGAGTTATGTAGCCTGTGGGAGCTTGTTGCGTCATTGGTTATTTTTTCAATGTGTTCAAAAGGCTAATCTCTGTAGGCGTAAGATTTTGAGGCAAAGCCGCAACGGCTGTTTGGGCAGCACTTGTAGATTGGAATGCTGTGTTGTAATCTCCGGTCTGTGCTGCCACTTGAGCTTTGTTGAGAAGAGCGGTAATTGAAGCTTGTTGAGCACTTGTAGCATAAGCAACGCCTTGACTAGCCTGCACAGAGCTGATCTGTTGATTAAGAGCTGCATTCTGGAACGTTGTGGCGATTGAGGTTGGGCTTGTCGCTTGAGTGCCTGGATTATTATAGTTCTGACTTGTCACGGTGTTCCGAGATTGGAACGCGGGAGAAAGAATCCCTCTCTGGTTCGCGTTCGATCCGAGATTAGGAATCTTCATCAGCTCTTCTTCAACCTTGAAGCTGAAAGACACCTTGAAGGCAAACGGTTGATCATCCGTCTCCTCGACATCGAAGGTTCTGAACTTCCCGTTGTACGTCCCACGGTCGTACATGAGCATAATGTTACCAGAAAGCACGACGTTTCCGTAGGGATCGTAGAGAGCGCCGTTGTTTCGAAAGAGATCGTGAAGGTCTCGGTACCGATCCCATTGGATAGTTCGTTGGCGAAGTAGAGCGCTCAATCCCGTGTAGATGTTCATAAAAGCGCCCGTGGAGCCATCGCACGTGATCTCGGTCAAATCGTCTCCCCAATGTTGCTCTACCCAACCGCCTCGTGTTTGAATTCGTTCGATTTTCTTGTTGTGCTGCTCGGAGTAGTTCTGTGGGTTTACATGCATCACAAGGGCATGAGGCATGAGCACTCGCCGGTTGCTGAACGGGCTAGTGACTTGGAACACCATAGGGATATAGGTCTGCCGTACAGCCATCCCGTGCGTATAAGCAGGCTGGGTGCTCGGTACGGAAACAACTTCCGAGTCAGGATTGGCTGACTTGATGCTCGCCATGAAAGGTTACCTATTTACCCGGGCCCGATCATGCTCATTGATCGTGTCCAAAGCCGTTGCTCGAATGATGCGAGCCAAATCTCCCTTCAGCTCAAGAACGAGCTTCCCTCCGCCACCGGCACCACCGGCTGGAATAATACGTTCCCCAGGTTTGACCGAAGTGAATGCCTCTCCGGGGGGAGGCCGCATGACAACGCCTCCTGTTGCCTGAGGTTTAGCTGTGAAAGCCTGATTTGGGGCAACATTCTTAGCTACAGCCTTCATGTAGTTCGCAGGTAGATCCCTTATGTTAACTCCGCCTTTAATTGCTTTGAGAGCGTCCTTTCTGTCACCTTCCTGATACATCCAATACTCGAAAAGAGCCCTGGTCGCGGCGTTGTAGACAGAATCCTCAATCTGTCCCCCGTACTGGTTTTTGAGATAAGGACCATTCAGGACAATACCGCCCGATTTGCTACGAATGCCTCGACGCACGTCATCCATCGTGCTTTCAATGTTCTCGCCCTGCTCCTCGGTAGACTTTTCAATATCCTTCGGAGTGACTGGCTTGGCGCTTGTTGGAGCGGCAGCTTGAGCAGCGTGGGAGATAGGTTCTTCCGATACAACCGGAGCTGGAGCAGGTTCCGCTTTCTCTGAGGCCATCTGCTGAGGGCCTGGAGCATTAGGTGCTTCTTCATCTGTCGGGCCTAATTTGTCTTCTTTAGGACCAAGTATAGTACCAACATCTGCTGTTACTTGAGTAAGCTGTGCCGCAGACATCGAATGACGCAACTCTGAGAGAATCTTTACTTGATCTTTTGTGTTGATTCCAAGCTTATCAAAAGCAAACCCAATGTCAGACCCCTCACTTACAAGATTACTAAGGTTGAAAGCCGTCTGTGCATCAATCTTAGCATCTTTAGCTGCCTTATCGACCATGAACCCATACGTACCTCGAGTCCAATTCGCACCTTGTTTAGCATTGGCCTCCATCAATTTGGTGATAACACGAAGTTTGTCTGTCAGTTCTTCCCTCATCCTCGTGTTGGCTTCAATCTGTGCTTCGGTGTTCTTCTTGTTTGCATCAATGTCGGATTGAATATCTGCCCGATCACTTTCTGTCTTTGCCTCATGTAACTTCTTTTGAAGCTCAGCATCCGTGTCATGTAGTTGCTGCTGAAGTGCTGTATCCGTTTTCTCTGTCTTGTCAATTTGTTCAACAAGGCTGGCCAACCCAGCTTCAGTTTGCTTTCCAGCACCTGCATAGACAGCTTTTTGATAATCGTCCACGGACATAGACTTGGCAGCAACTTCAGCAAGCTCCTTTGAGTTCGCTTTGATGGCCTGGACCTGAAGCTTGTTAAGCTGGTATTTTTCCGAATCTCCCCCTCCCATCCATTTGGGCAGCAACTGAAACATATGAGCCAAGTCGAGGATAGACTCCCAAACATCAGCAAGGACCTCGTAAAGCTTACCTTTGAGGAAATCGGCGATGATCCCGATTTGCGTGTTCAAACTTGTGAGTGTATCACTCTGCTTCTTAGCATAATCCATTGTCTCCTTGGACTTGTTAAGGAGATCTTGCTGCTTCTGACCCATCGCATCATAAACATCCAACGAGGGGGTTTTTTTGAGTTGATCGGCCTGAACGTCTTTGCTCTTGGATGTGTCGATGTTAAGTTTTTTGAGGATTTTAGCTTCTTCCTCTGTCAACTTTTCACCGTCTTTGAGCTTCTGAACGAGCTGACTCTTGGTGATATCCAAAGAGGTCTTGAAGTTCACAAAGTCCTCAACTTGCTGCTCGTCCATATTCTGGTCCGCCAGCGCTGCTGCTAAAGCGGTACCGTTAAGTTTGTCAAGAGACTTATGGATAGGACCTTTCTCCAAAGCTGCATCAATCTCCCTTGCCGTGGCCGCTGGACCAAACTCCCTCACAGCCGATGCTATAGTGATCGCGTCATTCGACTGAAGCTTGATGGCTTGCCGAGAGTTTTTTATCAGGGTCTCCCTCAATCCAGTATTAAGCTTCTTGTCATTTTTGGCCATCCACTTGGTCAGCTTGCTCGGCTTGCTGAGCATGTCCTTCATTTCTTTATCGGTTACATGAAGTCCCGCCGTTTTGAGATCATCCGCTAAGCGGGCCACAGAAGAATCTAGATCCTTCTTACCAATGGCTTTAGAGGTACCAATACCCGCCTCCATAACCATCTTCGTTCGATCCATGAGACTCTTGCCCTTCATGAATCCAGTGAGAGTACTAAAAAATTGAGCAGCTCTTTCTGGATTCATGGTCTTATCAAGCTTCCCCATAAGCTTGGCGGCCTCCCCGATACGAAGATTGAACAAGTTGAGGTCCGCGGTGATCCCTCGCATCTGACCGAAAAACTTGTTGCTAGCAATCCCAGCATCCGTGGCTCCGTCCAACATCTCTTGAAAACCAGACTGAACACTATCAAAGTTCATGTTCAGCTTGCTCATCATCTCTCCCTGAAGATCCGTCACCTCGCTTAAGCTAACTCCAAAGGCCCTCGAATACCCAACGGACATCTGGACCATTGTTCCCCAATCCTTGACCATTCCTTGATTCTGGGCTCTCCCAGCTTTAATGTCATCAAAGTAGGTCTTGACCTTGTCAAGCATCACTCCTTGAGCACCAAGGGCGCCTATCACTTGGGAATGTGTCTCTTTGCTGATCCCCCACCCGAGATTGTCCAGAGATGTAGCTTGAGAATATATCTCCTTCATCGTGTCATTAAGATCACTTGCAGCCGCATTTGCATTTCCAAAGTTCTTCTCAAGAAACCCAAAGGTACTTGTCGTTTCAAGGATTTTGCTGTTGAATTCTTTCGCAGCAGCATCCAAGTCGAGGAAGATTTGGACGACCGCCATAAGCACACCACTTAAGGCTTGTACGAGGGGGGCTGCCTTGGAAATGATGTCGAGAACCCCACTCATATTGCCCATCATACCCCCGCCTCCTGGCTTTACGGAGGCCCGAGTTGCAGCCCCATGAAGGCCCTTACCGGCAACCCCAATCGCCTTCATGACACCCCCAGCTAAACCCATAAGGTCCCCACTGTGGATGCTTTGGATCCCCTCCTTGAAGGCGTCTCCAAACTCTTCCTTCATCTTGTGACCGCCGTAGCCAGCGCGCTCAGTTAGCTTGTCCGTCTTACGACGATCCTCATCCTCATGCAGTCTCGCGATAGCCTCACGGACGGTTTTCTCATCTTCCGCAGCCTTTATTCCCTTATCTTGCCTAACTGCTCGCTCCCTTTCTGCCTTTGAAATCTCATCATTTGCCTCTCGAATTTTCAGGATGATCTGTTGATAGAGACTTGCTTTCTTGATAGCTTTATCGTAATCCTTCCTCAATGACTGTTGCTGCTTTTCGAGGTCCTTCGCATTATCTCCCTCCGCGTCACGCAAGTCCTCTTCAAACTTGGCAAGTCTCTTTTCGTAACCAAGGATGGTTTCCATCCTCTTCACTTCAGAGTCGGACGCTCTCTTGACACCTTTCTCATAGCGCTTAAGGTCATCGCTAACCTTCCCCACGGACGCATCAAGGAGTTGGGTAAGCTTCTTTGTCCCTGTCAGATGCTTTTGCAGCAACTGTTGAGACTTTTTACCCTCAGCGTTGAAGGAACGCGAATCAAATATGGGGGTGAACTTAAATATCGTGTGCTCGTCGGCCATCGCTATTTCCTAAACGGAGTCCCGCCTTGCTTCGAAGGACCAATAGGAATGGCCCCGGAGACATCCCTGTCAGTTTTTTCAACCGTAAAGCCAACTCCAGGCTCGGTAAGACCCCACTTATCCAAAACCTCCATCGACTTTGGATCCACAGTTGGATCAGGTCTAACTATCCGACGAGCCGCTTGCTGCGCTTCAAACTGCTTGCGACGAGTAATACGCTCTTGAACCTCCGTGATGGAAAGCCCAGTGAAGTCCGTTGTGCCCACAACGTTTCTGTGTCCAAACTCTTCCTCGTGCTGTTGAGTAAACTGCCGAATTTGCTCTTGACGACTCTGAACGTTCCTACGAATGCTATCCTCATGAGCCTGGATGACCTGATCGTGGTAGTCCCTCTCCCCACGAAGATCACTCTGAAGCTGAGAAGCTAGCTCTTCTACCGTGTGGGCTCCCACCAAGGTGGCCCCTTGAAGTTGCTTGATGGTTTCTTCTTGTTTCTCTCCAAGAAGGACCTGCCTCAGAATCTTGTCCTTGCGGGCAAACCGTTCCTCTTTTTCCTTCTGACGACGGTCGTTGTCTTGGTTGTAAATCTTCTGAAGACCCTTACCGGCCATACAAGAACCAATGAACTTCGCGTTTTCCCAATCACGCTCATTGGCCTCATGCATATCGTAGTAGTAATTGATGGCCCTCCACGCAAGCTGGGCCCAATTCATTCCAAGTCGTTCCGTGCCAGGAATCCCTGTCGACGTAGGGGAACAAAGATCAATTCCGTTGAGCTGAGCCCACCGGTAACGGGAATAAGACTCCGTCGCATAACACTCGGTAAGAAGCACGGCGTTGTTTGCTCGCCTGTTGATCTCACTCATCTGACGGATGATCCGCTGCTTGGGCTTGAGATCCATCTGATTGAAGGTATCGACAATCTTCGGGACATACCTTTCCCGATCGACAAGAACGTTCTGACCCTCAATCATGAAAACATTGTAAGCAAGAAGGGTGTCCCAATGCTTGTAGGACATCCCCTTGTCGAGCATCCCCATGACTTGAAGAAGCTCGAACTCATGATGGTTGAGACTCTTAAAGACGAAAGAAGCCTCCCCAATTACAGCGGGCACAGTAAGAAAACCTCGAAAGAGCAGGGGGATTACGTCCCGGTAAACCTCTGGGTTAACCTCAGGCTCTTTCGGGGCCTCAATATGGATCTTCTTCCCCTCAAGCTCACGTTGCAACGCCGCTTGCTCTTCCTCGTAGGAGAGCTTTGGCTTTTGTCGAAGCTGAGGGGCCGCGTTGATCATCGCTACCTTCTAACCGGCCGGAACCTGGGGTTTAAGCCAGCCGTCGGAGGCTTATCAACCGATTTCTGAAACGCTTGCATATCCACCTGATCTCGACCCTTCTGAAGAATGGGAACCTCCGAGGGGGCTGCTCTCATAAGGTGGGGCGCATTGGGAAGCGCTTGACCATGAGGAACGGTCCGCTGAAGAACAGCGGGATCTCCAGGGGGCGGAAGAGGCACTTCGAGGTCTACCGTCTCCGCTTCCAAACGAGCGATGTTCTGAGACCTCTGAATGACCTTCGTCGCGTCAACGCCCGATACCTGCGTAGGGGGCTGAGGAGACCCTTGAGAGGTCATCTGGACGGCAGCAATCGCCGGTTGCTGAACGGGAGTCTCTACGATAGGCTGTTGGTTAAGTGGGGTGCGACGCGCCATGATCTCTTCGGGAGTAGCTTGGCGCACTCGAGGTCCTGTAGGGGGTGCCCCATCGAGCTGTATTGGTGGACGAGAGACTACCTGAGGGGGAGCCTCTTGAGGGGAAGCTTGTGCCTGTGCTTCAGCCTTGGCTTTCGCTTCTTGTTCCCTAGCGAGAGCATCAACCTGTTCCGTAGCCCGTTTGATTTCATCGGCCTTGGAGATACGCATAAGACCAGCATCCTCCAAGATGGAATCCGAAATAGCTTCAGGAACCTCGTCAAGGACCTCACGAACGTTATTGATGTGCTCCCGAAGACTCTCTTCTGGCGTCATCTCGGGGAGCACGAATTTAACGCCCTCCTTCGACTTATCTTCCGCGAGCTTCAGAACATCGTTGAACTTGCGCCAAGCAACCTGAAGGATTTCCTTCGACCACTCATCAAGAAGGTATTGGCGCACATAAGCATGGCGCTCCAACTTGATCTTCTTGACTTTCGGAGTCCCCGTGGACGGATCTAAAATGGGTTCCCCGGTTTTGGGATCCTTGATCTCTTCTTCGACCTCTATAAAGTCGACATCGCGAAAGTCAATTCCGTTAACCTCTACAAGTGATCGACAGAGATGGCTCTTCTGAAAAGACCAAAGATGATCGATCCCCTCGCGCTCCTTGTTTTCCTCGTAGACCGCCGTGAATTGGTCGGGCCTAAGATTTCGGAAGACAAGGGTCATGTCCCCCAGCGTCAGAGGTTCTTCGACAACACCAACAGCTCTCGCCTTTGCAAGGGCGTCATTGATCTTCTTTGCGGAAATCGTTCCCATACCCATCCTCTTTTTTTTGAGGATGGCGACGACCTTTGCGACGGAACCGATCTATATTTGAATCTGGGTCTGCAAAACGAGAGTCAACCGAATGTATATCTGGTTTGATTCGATCTGATTTCCATCTAGGTATCCGTCGCCAACCGCACTAGGTTTTGTCAAACTGGAACAGAGTTCACGTTACTGGCCGATGCGAAACGAAGAGAGTAACCAGCGCCTGCGGCTCCGTTGGCCGAGGTAGGTGCTAAACCACTGTCGATGAACTCACCATACTGAGATATACCGTCGATGACGTCCGATATAGTGACAGCCCCATTTTCAGCAACGATGGCCGCATCCGACGTGTACTCGGTTCCGTAGGAGTTGAACCAGCATCCCTCGAAGAAGGTGAGCAGAGCAAGAGGCGTCACGATGGGGTTATCCGCCGCTGTAGGACCCGTAGTGACCGTCGCGGTAACCGCTACCCCGTTCGGGTCAAACAACGAGGCCAACTCCGAGAAGACCAGCTCTTGCTTGATATCGAACGGCCAACGGTGATGCTTGAGACTTCGCACAAGACCGTCGATGCCACCCTTATAACCGGTCACCTGGAAGAGATTTGCTGTATAGAGCAATGTCTTGTTCAGGGTCATTGTCATCGGTTCAGTGGCCTGGGGTACCAACTCGGCGACCTGGTCCCCAAAACCAACGCCACGGATCGGGTCGACAGTACGGGACTCCTCGGTTGAAAAAGTCGAGATAACGCCAATTTGCTGGAATGCCTGTCCATTAGTACAGTATCCATAAACTTTGTTCTTCTGGCTTACAGCAGCACGAGTATTTGGCGCTGTACCCATCCTGTAAATGTAGTTACTTGTAGTCACATTGGAGGGCATGTCCTACTTCTCCTTATGCGGCCTTACCAGCCATGAAAAAGACGATACTTAGACCTTCGCCGAAGCAAAGAGCCCGTGGAAATGACTGGCCTTCTTGCCAAGCTCCGTAAGGGCAGTCGTCACTTCTTCTCCCGCTTCCTTGAACTTGGGGTGCTGCACTACGATGTGAACGTTTCGTGCAACCTTGTGCAAGTCTCCCTTCGCCCGAGCAACATCGAAAGTCTTGCCCGCGAGAACAAGCTGATCGATCTTCTCTTCGGTCTGCGCAAGCGTCCCTAGAATTCGACGAGCAACTTGGGTGTGCTCCTGAACTGCGGCTTCTTTGGTTCGTGCGCTAGAGCCGTCGGGGAGCTTCTCAGGGAGCCCATAGTAGGTGTCGTTCTTCGATTGATTCCCGTAAACAGAAGGACGACTCAAAAATGACACCAGTTCCTTGAGTCTTTCGATCTGATCCTTGGCATTTTTCTCCGTCAAGGAGCCAGAAGAAGCATCCTTAGCATTCGTCTGGAGAAGCGCGATTTGCGACTCAATGCGGGCGATCTGATTGGAAATTGCATCCTTCGTGAACTTGTCGGCGTCTGCCATGACGATATCCTCGGTACTGCCTGCGGTCTTGCAGGATGGAAGGGACTCTTGATTAGGACTGGGGATAAGAAGACTAGGGGAGTCCAAGAGCGGAGATTGAACAGAAGTCCAACGAGCCCGGTGCGGCTTGAGCAAATCTGCCATACGGTCTTCATCAATGACCAACATAGACGTGCCGTCCTTGATGAACTCGTCTAAGGTATCCCGGGCCCCCTGCGATCCCCCGACTCCTACTTCCGTAACGAACTTCAAGGCCGAAATAGGACCCAGCATGAGCTTCTGACCATCCGCCAGTTGCACCCAATCGCTCAGGCCGTCCGTCCCTAGAGTAACAAGCGCTCGTTGAGGCATTCCTACAAAGCGTAGGCTCAACGAAAGAAAAACCGACAATCAGCTACACGCGAACAAGCACTTCCAAGACATAGGTCACAAGAAGAAGGCTCCCCTCAGGAGGACCGTAAAGCCAAAGGGCGTCATTCTTCCACTCAGGAGGCTCCCCCATGGCCCTCTCAATGTCATTGAGTAGTCGAGTCGCCATCTCCAAATTGAAGCCCACATAGGGCCCTCGACGCGCTCCCAAAATATCTCGACGCCCCTTATGATCTTTGCCGAAAACAACCCCCCGCGCGAACCCATTTCGGAAAAGATGAACCCAAGCTTCCCCCAAGGATCCTCCCGTTTCCGCAACAACAAACCTACGAGTCCCTGTGTCCAGGATCGTAGGAGGCTCTGGCTCTCTTCCTAATTGAGGTAGACGATCGTTCCCAATGTAATCCTGAATGAACTCGACGGATTGCTCAATATGGCTCTCGAAGTCTTTCTTGGTCAATGTCTTTGGGAAAAGACCTCGAAGAAATCGGAAGAATTGTATGAGGTCTTGATCGACATGGGCCATCCCCACGGCCCCCCGGCGATGTACGAAATCCGTAGCGTTTACAAGCCGGAACGCATTCGGAAGAAAAACAAGATCCGGGTTTCGATGAAGCGCTAAAGCCACAAGAACGTCGATATCTCGAATCGCTCTGCTTGCGAATTTCGGGGGCATAGGACGCCCATGGGCAAGGTCATCGAAAAAACAGGTGAGCGCTCCAGGGTCCGCCCATCCGAAACCTTCTCCGTGATGCTCATAAACCCAAAGCGAGGAGTCCGCGACTTGAGCCCGCGTAGCTCCCGTCTCAAACGAGACAGCTCCTTCAACAAAAACGGGAAGCCCCAAGTCAATCTCTAAATTCTGCACTCCAGAGCCCTACACCACAGGCTAACCCCGAATAGGAGGGCATGGGGGCGGTCCCATACCGGGAGGACATGTGGGGGAGCAACCGGGTTGCGGAGGCTGGGGAACGTTTGGAAAGATCCGAACCGTCCTAGCTCGAAAGCTTGCTGAGGGCATAACCAACGTAAGCTCAGGAGGCAACGAACGTTGATCGGCCTTGCAAACACGTTCGGCTATCTCTTGCCACATGAGGCGAGGTACAGGGATTTCATCAGCCTCCCATTCTTGAACCGTCGAGAGATCCACTCCCAAGAGAGTCGCCACATCGCTCTGCTGAAGAAGAATTGCAGATCGCTCGAAAGCAAAGATATCCCCCGAAATGAGTCCCCATTGAACCAACGTCGAGGCCGCTCTCAAGTTGGCTAGTCGTACCGCCGCGGGTTGGAACAAGGGCCCCCACGGTTGAAGGAGTCCAGCGATAGCCGCAACGAACTTGATCCCAGTGCTTCCAACGGAGATCACGAAGTCAAAAAGACCAACCTTCCCTATCGCCTGAGGGCTATCAGCCTCCAAGACAACAATCGGAAAATCGAAATCTTCAGCACTAGGCATCGCGGACCTTCTTGGAGAAGAGTCCACGTCGCGTCGTTGGATCTCTCAACAGCGCTGCCGTCTCATCTTCAGCAACAACACGACGACGATCGTAGGAGTAATTCATGGGGCCACCTGGGCATTCTGATAAAAGAGTTACCATGCTTATCCGGTTGCTTGACACAACTCAAACAACTTGAGGATAATTCGAAGCTGTGCCAAGCTCTTTCGATACCTTGGTAGTAAGCTTCCGGCTTGCTGGTGAAAGCGCTTTTCTGCT